CAGTCGGGTTTGCTCCAGTGCCGAGATGGGCAGCAGTGGTTCGTGCTGTGCCTGCCGGCCATCGCGGACCGGGCGGACGATCCGCTCAAGCGCAAGCCCGGCGAGGCGCTGTGGCCGGAGTGGTTCAGCAACGAGCATTTCGAGAAGTTCCGCGGCAACACCCGTACGTGGTCGGCGCTGTTCCAGCAAAAGCCCCGGCCGGGCGAGGGCGCCGAGTTCAAGAAGCAGTGGCTGCAGACGTACCTCAAAGCACCGCCGAGGACGAACAAGATCATGCTGGTGGATCCCTCGAGCGGGCGCGGCAAGAAGGACGGCGATTACTTCTGCGCATGGATCCTCGGCTTGGCGGCCGATCAGAACGCCTACGTGCTTGACTGCGTGCGCGACCGACTGAATCTTACGCAGCGCGTGGACGCGGTGATGGAACTGCATCGCAAGTGGAAGCCGCTGGAAACGCGCTACGAGCAATACGGGCTGCAGGCCGACGTGGAAGCGATCCGCAGTGAGCAGGAGCGCCAGCAGTACCGATTCAAGATCACGGAAGTGGGCGGGCGAGTCAGCAAGGAAGACCGCATTCGCCGCCTGATTCCGTGGTTCGAGCGCGGGCGCATCTATCTGCCTGTCGCACTACCCTACACGAACGTGACCGGCGAGACGGTGGACTTGCTCGCCGAGTTCAAGAAGGAATATGAGGCGTTCCCCGTCGCTCGGCACGACGACATGATGGACTCGCTGGCTCGCCTGGACGAGCCGGGCTTGAAGCTGCCGTTCCCTGAGGAGCAGCGCGTCATTTCTAGAGTCCCCGCGTACCGCAGCTCAGTCCCCGGCATGGGTCCGCTGGGCTGATTCAACCCAACACCCACGACAGGCCGCCATCGCGCGGCCTTTGTCTTTTCAGGAGCCAAGCATGGCGCAAAAAGTCTACGAAGTCGGCGACAAGAAGAACATCACAGCCACGAACGCCGAGCTGTCCGATGTGGACCTGATGGGCGTCTTCGTCTCCCAAGCCACGGCCACGCCAACGATCAAGGTGGCCGACGCCAAGGGAACGATCGCCAACACGTTCACGCCCATTCCCGGCACGTACTACCCGCTGCCGTGCAGGACGGTGGGGACTATGACCGTGACCATCAGCGGCACGGTCGACTGCACGATCTTCTACGCGGCCTAAATGCTTCTGACTCGGGCCTTCAGCCGCGGCTTGCCGACGCTGTACCTGGACTTTCTGTCCAGCGAAAGCGCCGACTCTCGCCTGACGATCTCAGGAGGGGCGGGAGGAACGCGTGTCAATTCGAGTGGAAACATTGTTTCTGCCTCTGCTCCCCGCTTCGATTACGACCCGGTATCACTTGCAGCTAGAGGGCTGCTGGTGGAAGAGCAGAGAACGAATCTCTATACATCGTCGGCTGATTTCAGCAACGCGGCGTGGGCCAAGAACACCAGCACGTTCACGGCGAACCAGACGACCTCGCCGGATGCGACGGCGAACGCCGGGAAGATGGTTGCGAACTCCGGTGTGCCCGGATACATCATCACGACCGGCATCGCGCACACGGCGGGCACGACCTACACGCACAGTATGTTCGTGAAGCCAGCGGGCCGTACATCCTTCACGCTGCTGGCGCAATCGAACCTCTTCACGGACGCGACGGCGCGTAGCTTCACCTACACGCTGGCTGGCAACGGCTCGACCGCATCAGGCGGCGGCGCCGGCGCTACCGCGACGATCACACCGTGGCCGAATGGCTGGTATCTCTGCACGCTCACCTACACGCCGTCGGCGTCGGTCAGCAGCGGCGTGCAGATGCGCGATAACGTGGCGGGCGACGCAACGAATGGCTTCTACCTCTGGGGAGCCCAGCTCGAAGCAGGCTCCTTTGCCACCAGCTACATCCCCACCACTACCGCTCAAGTCACCCGCACAGCAGACAGCGTGACGATGACGGGAAGCAATTTCTCGGCGTGGTTCCGAGCGGATCAAGGGACGCTGTTTGCCGAGGGTGACTGGAACGTGCTGGCCTCAGGCCTGTTCGGCGGCTTGGCGACGGTGTACGACGGCACAAGCAACAACGCGATGGGGGTCTTGGCATCCCAAGCCACGTTCCTTGCCGATGAAGTGGTGACGGGGGGCGTTACTCAGGCGACCTTGTTGCCCGTCTCTTCGCCCGTTGCGGGAACCGCCTATCGAGTCGCGCTGGCGTATGCCGACAACGACTTTGCTTCATCGGGCAATGGCGCGGCCGTCGTCACTGACACGGCGGGGACGGTGCCGACGGTGAATGCCTTGCGTCTTGGCGTGAATCGCGGCGTCTCGTTCCTCAATGGCCACATCCGCCGCATTCGCTACTACCCGACGCGCCTTCCCAACGCGCAACTCCAGGTTCTGACCCAATGAGCATCACCCTCTACCTTCGCTTCCCCGACGAAGCCACCTTCCGCGCGAGCCTTCCTGCTGATTTCATCCAGTACGGCGAAACCGGCTCACCCTTGCCTGATGGTGTTCAAGCCATCCGCATCATCGGCCCGATGTACTCGGGCGGCACCTACGACGCGCAGGGCAACGTCATCACGCCGCCGACGCTCGTTGCAGGCTGGCATGTGAACGTGCTCGGGACTTTGCCCGATGCGTGGAAGGCTTACCAGATCCATCCGGTAACGCCTTCGGGCGTGTTCGGCACCAAGTAGACAAAACGATGATCGACGAATCCCTCCTGCCCGACGAACTGCAATCGGGCGGGGGAGAGCTCGCCCGTCCCAAGCGTGTTTTCTCCGATGAAGATCGCGCGGACCGCCTGGCCAAGCTGAGCGCGGTCGTTGTCAGCAAGCGGGAAGAGGCCGTCAAGGCCCGCAAGGATTCCGGCATCGAGACGGTGTGGCTGGCCTGCGAAGAAGCCTACCTCGGCATCGACGACGCGAACCGCGGCGAGTTTGCCGGTGCGCGTTGGGCCAAGCCCACCAGCATGCAGGGGCCGGTGTCGACGAGCGACAGCCAGCAAAGCAGCAACAAGTCCACTGCCTTCGTTCGGCTGACGTCGCGCTATGTGGACATGGGCGCGGCCAAGCTGTCGGAAATCGTCCTGCCCATCGACGACAAAGCTTTCGCCTTCGGGCCGTCTCCGGTGGCCGATCCAGTGGTAACGGTTACCACTGTCGGCCAGCAATCGGCACCTAATCCGGCGACCGCGCAGCCCGCGCAGGTCACTCCGATTGCACAGGCGACGGCAGGCGGTCAACAGCCACCCGCAGCAGCAGCCCCGGCTATTGCGATGCCTGCCCCCGGTCAGCCGCCGATGCAGGGTGGTGCAGCCGCGCAACCGGTCGACCCCACCGAGCAGCAGCAGGAAGAAGCGACCCAAAAGGCGAAGAAAGCCGAGAAGCGCGTGTACGACTGGATGGTGGAAAGCCGCTATCCGCTGCAGATGCGCAAGGTCATCCACGACTCCGCGCGCATCGGCGTGGGCGTGCTCAAGGCGCCGTTCCCCGACCAGCGCACGCGCAAGGCGTTCTCCGTCAAGGGCGACAAGGGCGTGCTGGAGATCGTCACGAAGGTCAGCCCCGCCATGAAGTGGGTCGACCCGTGGAACCTGTTCCCCGCGCCCGGCTGTGGCGAGGACATCCACTCGGGCGACTACATCTTCGAGCGGGACTTCCTGTCTCCGGCCAGCCTGCGCAAGCTCAAGAACCTGCGTACGGCGCCTGTCGGTGACAAGCCCGGCCAGCCGATCTACATCCCTGCGGCCATCGACCAGGTGCTGGCCGAAGGTCCGAACAAGTGCAAGGTCGAAGGGAACAACCCCAACGACCAGAAGGCCGACAACTCGCGCTTCACGATCTGGCACATGACCGGGACGCTGAACCGCGAGAACATGGAAGCGTTGGGAGCTCCCGGGATTGAAGACCTGCCTGACGAGCTCGTGCAGGTCTTTGTCATCATCACAATGGCCAACGACACGGTAATCCGCGTGGCCTTCAACCCGTTGGAGAAGACGGGCAACTTCCCGTATCGCACGTTCCCGTGGAGCCGCAGGGCCGGGCACTGGGCGGGCGTGGGTCCGGGCGAGCAAATCTCCATGCCGCAGCGCATGGCCAACGCGGGCCTGCGCGCGTGGATGAACAACGCCGGCAAGGCGGCTGGCAGCCAGATCGTGCTGGACCAGCGCTCTGTGATTCCGGCCGACGGCGACCCGGCCATTACGCCGGACAAGCTCTGGTACTACGTCGGCGAAGGTATGAGCGATGACATCCACAAGGTCTTCGCGCTGCACACGATTCCCGACCTCGGCGCGAGCCTGCTGCGCATCCTGCAGGAAGCCTTCCAGCTTGCCGAGCAGCAAAGCAACATCCCGCTCGTCGCTCAAGGGCAGACTGGCGCAAACGACCCGGAAACCTTCGGGCAGTCGGAACTTCTGAACGACAACGCCAAGACGCTGCTTCGCGAGAAAGCGTACATGCTGGACGACTGCATCACGGAGCCTGTCGTGCAGGACTTGTACGAATGGCTCCTGCTGGATGACACCGTACCGGACGACGAGAAGGGCGACTTCGAGATCAACGCCCGCGGCTCGATCGCCATGGTGGAAAAGGCGATTCAGGAGCAGACCTTCCCGATGCTCATTCAGGCCGCAGCGCAGAACCCGACGTACGGTCAAAACCCGGCCAAGCTGTTTGCCGAGTGGATGCGCGCCAAGCGATTCAACCCGGAGCTGACGAAGTACACGCCGCAGGAGATGGCCGACCTCCAGAACCG